CTCCACCTTTTGAATACTTTAATTTACCTTTCATTTGACTTAAAGATAATCCTAATATAGTATTTAGATAATTTGTAAGTGAACTTGTAATTTGTTGAGATGAAATTAAAACATTAACTCCATTTGGTAGTTCAGGTATATTAAATCCTTGACCTCTTTGTACGTTTGGTTTACCTAACCTTTTGTCAATTCTTACTCTTAAGTCTTTCCAAACTACTTTACCTACCCAAGTAGGTGTTTCAAAATCTCCTATCAATAAACGATTTTCTTTTCTAATATTTTGGGTTTGTTCTTTAATGACTCGTTTAACTAATTTTATTAAATCATTTTCAGTTAGTCTAATTATTTTTTTCATAAAGTTTGTTTTTTATCATAAATATAGTTAAGTTTGAAAAAAAAAACATAAAAATGAGAATTACTTTTATATCTGACACCCATAGCAAACATAAATTAATCGAGAAGGATTTACCTGGAGGTAATCTTTTAATTCATGCTGGGGATATGTCTTCAATGGGTTATAATCACGAGATACAAGATTTCTGTCAATGGTTTGATGGATTGGATTACGATTTCAAAGTATTCATTGCTGGTAATCACGATTGGGGTTTCATAGATAGAGAACCATTCTTTGTTCATGGGAGTGTTCTAATACCTAGACGTACCGAAGAAATATTAAATACCTATAAGAACTTTGAATACCTAAGAGATAGTTCAGTAGAAGTCCAAATTGGGGATGAAAAACCTGTGAAGATATATGGTAGTCCTTGGCAACCAGAATTCTTTGATTGGGCATTTAATCTACCAAGAAAAGGTGAGGAACTGAAACGTAGATGGGATAATATCCCAACTGATACTGACATCCTTATCACTCACGGACCAGCTTACGGTTACTTAGATAAAGTAATTGGTAGAACTGACCATCTTGGTTGTGAACTATTGGCTGATAGAATCAAAGAAATTAAACCAAAGATTCACGTTTGTGGTCACATTCATACTGGTTATGGATATACTTTTGATGGTGACACTCATTACATAAACGCATCAGTTCTTAATGAACAATACGCTTATAGTAATAAACCATTAATTGTGGATTGGAATCAAGAAACCAATGAACTTGTATTCTTATAATAAAAAAAACCCCAACTAAAAAGGTGGGGTTTTATTTTTAAACTAACAATAGTTTTTCAAATCTTTTAAATTCGTGTTTTCTGTGGTCTAAACCATTATAACCACCATTCACTCTTTTACTTACTTTTGTTACAACTTCTTCAGACGCACCTTCATCACATACATTCCAAAGGCTTGTGTTATTAAAGAAGAACGCGGCAGAACCTAGAGGATATTTTGTAGCAACCAAATCAGGGTTAGCAACACAATCTTCACCAATAAAACCAGAGAAAACTTGATAGTTTTGTTTTCCAGTTAATTGGATATAACCACGACCACGGAATTTCCATCCTTCTTTAGTTGTTTCATCACCATTTCCTAATCTACTACCATAAACACGAGAAGCGATTTTCTCAGGTTGGTGGGCATATGACTCAGCTAGTACACCTGGAAAATATTTTGGAAATATTTTTAACAATCCATCTTTAGAATAATTAAGATTTTCAGAAACAGCTTTGAAATTACCTGATTCTGTTGAACATTGTGCCAAAAAGTGACATAATCTCAAATTAGTGATGATTCCAAACTTATCAGCAATCATTGCGATTTCAGAAATTACAGCATCAGGTATTTGACCTTTTAGTTTTTCTAATTTTAATGTCTCTTTTTCGACTTTTGGAAGAGATACTCCCATTTTACCCAAAGTTATTTGACCTGCAACGCCATCAGCAACTAAACCATTTTTAGTTTGCCATTCTTTGAGTGCTTTTTCAGTACCAGGTCCGAAAGCACCATCTGCAGTAACACCTAATTTTTCTTGTAGGAGTTTTACTAAAGCTCCTTGTGATCCAATTTTTAACATAGTTTTATAGTTTTTTTTTATAAATATTATATAATGTGTTATGTTCTATATTTATTAATGAAAAAATTTTAAAAAATGACACAGAAATTCAGATTTACACTTTACTTTTCAGTTTTAATAATGACTACCTTTCTTCTTTTGAAGACAATCTCAACATTTTTCTTGATAAGAAATAGTCAACTGATAAACATATTTGAATTTTCTTGTTTTATTACTTTTTTACCATTCTTTTTAATTTTGGTTAAGGAATATACCAAAAAACTAAAACATAATATTTTTTTAACAAAATATTCAAAGAATCTTAATAAAGTTCTCATTTCACAATCGCATAATCCATTATTTTACCAAGGTAATATTAAAGAAGGGGCAAAAACATTAACAAAAGAAGTGACAGAATCAATTAATGCTGATAGATGTTCTATTTGGTTGTATAATTCTGATAAAACTTCAATTATCTGTCAACAATTATATATACAAAAGGAGAACGAATGGTATGGTGGGTCTGAAATGTTCAAAAAGGATTTTAACCTCTATTTTGAACAATTGGAAATTGAACCAATAATAATTGCTAATGACGCGGAAACCCATATTGCAACCTCATGTTTCACTGAAGGTTACTTAAAACCACTTGGTATTAAATCTATGTTAGATGTCCCAATTATGTATAAAGGGGATGTTATTGGTGTTGTGTGTATTGAGAGTGAAACCTTAAGGAATTGGATTGATTTGGAAGTTAATTTTGCACAAATGTTATCTTCACTTTATTCATTCGCATATTCAGTTAAGGAAAGTAATATCCTAAAAGATAACTTACAAGAATTTGAGAAGTTTGTTGATACCTCGGTTTTAGTATCTAAAGCAGATAACAAAGGTAGAATAACTTATGTAAATAAAAAGTTTCAGGAAGTGTCAGGATGGAGTTTAGATGAGGTAAAAGGTAAAGACCATAGTATAGTGAATTCTGGAAGACACCCAAAGGATTTTTGGACTAATATGTACAGAGAAGTTGTTAATGAGAAGAAAATTTGGAATGAAGTTGTTACGAATAAAACAAAAAATGGTGAATTATATTGGGTTGATTCTTACATAAAGGGGGATTTTGATGAAAATGGTAAATTTTTAGGTTATATGTCAATCAGATATGATGTAACGGAGGTTAAGCAAAAAGAAATTGAGATTAGAAATAGAATGACTGCAATTAATACATCCAATATGGTTATTGAATTCGATTTGGATGGTAAAATTATGTTTGCCAATAATTTATTTTGTGAAAAAATGGGATATTCTGAAAAAGAATTAAAAGGTAAACATCATAAAATTTTTGTTTCAAAGGAATATTCAAAATCTCCCGAATATAAAGAATTTTGGAAATTGTTGAGAAGTGGTGTTTATGTTACTGATGAGTTTTTAAGGTTTACTAAAGATAAAAAACAAGTTTGGATTCAAGCGTCATATAATCCAGTATTTGGGGTTGATGGTAAAGTACAAAGAGTAATGAAAATTGCAACAGATATAACTGATAGAATCACACAATCTATTGAGATTGAGAAAAAGAACACCTATTTAGAACACGCAGCTAAGATTCTCAGACACGATATGCACTCAGGTATTAATACATACATACCTAGAGGTGTTAGTTCTTTAGAACGAAGATTAACACTTGAACAAATAGAGGATTTAAAAATATCCGCACCATTTAAAATGATTAAAGATGGATTGGCTCACGCACAAAAAGTTTATAGAGGTGTTTATGAATTCACAAACTTAGTTAAAAAAGATGTTGTATTAAATAAAACAGAATGTAATTTAAAAAGTATTTTAGATAGTTACTTATCAACAACTTCATACAAAAGTCAGGTTCATATCGATGAACTAATAACTAAAGATGTGAACGAGTCATTGTTTTGTACATCTATTGATAATCTTATACGAAATGGTTTGAAATATAACGACTCTGACACAAAATTTGTTAAGATTTTTATGGAGGGTGATATTTTAATAATACAAGATAATGGTAGAGGTATTACTCAACAAGACTTTGAACATTTATCAAAACCTTACACTAGAAAAGAAGGACAAAAAGAGAGTGGTACAGGGTTAGGTTTAAATATTTGTGTTGCAATTTTAGAAGAACACGGATTTGAAATTACTTGTGAAAAAAATGAAATTGGTACTAAAATGAAAATAAACTTAAAATAAAAAAAAATTAAAATGATTGATACGTTAATGTTGGTAGATGATGAGGACTTGTTCCATTTAGTATTTGAAGACGCATGTTCTTTATTGGATATTAGTCTTTCACTTAAATCGTTAAATAGTTCTGATGAAGCCGCAAAACTATTTCAAAAATGGTTACAAGGTGATTTTTCAGATAGACCTGAGTGTGTATTCGTTGATTTAAATATAATTGGTTCTTCCTTTGATGGTATAGAATTGATTAGAAAAATTAACTTTGAGTATGGAAATAATGTGGTTATAGGGATTATATCTTCTTCTAATGAACCTGAAGAACAAGCGAAAGCTGTTCAAGCTGGAGCTCAATTTTGGATTATAAAATCTGATGACATTGAACCTAGGTTAGAAGAATTTAAAAAAGATTATGAAGGATATAAAACGAGAACTGCTCCATTCAAGGTATATAGATAATGAAATTAAATAAAGAAACTAAGGAAGAGTTAATAAACTTACTCGAAAAGAAAAATATTGGGTTAGAGGGAAATATTTTGAAGATTATTGACACTTCAGATGATTCTGATTTTGCCAAATATGTTGAGAATTGTAAAGAAAAAGACAAAGAGACAAGAAAAAAGAGGTTAGAAATAACAAAACAAGTTCAAGAAAAGAATAAAGAATTACTTGAAGTTAATGCTGAGAATCAAAGGATAATGTCAGAACTTCAATTAACATTTAAAGAGGTTGAAGATGCTAAAATTACCTTTGAAGTTCAGAATAGAGAACTAATTGCATGGAAACAAGATAACGAGAGAATAAGTTTGGAATTACAACAAGAAATGGCAAAGTCAGAATTGGCTAGAATTGGGGCTGAGGAGGCTAAAACAATGGCAATTAATGATTTAGATGTATTACAAAAGAAAACACAAACAGAGCTAATTGGTAATATTGTAAAGATAGCTTTAGGTGTCATTATTTCGATTGGGGTTATAACCACTTTTATGTATATTTTAGCATTAGTAATAAATAAAGATACTCAAATGATTGGGTCTACTTGGTCAAATATGTTAGGTATTCTTTTAACCAACGCATTTAGTATTATAGGTACAATAATGGGGGTTAAGTATTCTGGTAAAGACAAAGAGGGATAAATACCAACTTTTATTCGAATTTAGATATTTATAATTGTTAAATTTAATAAAAACTATTTACTTTTAAAAGAAAAAATATATATGAAGCATTTATTTGAAACTGTCAAAGAGGGGTTATTTGGATTTTGGTTATCGATTTTGACGTTTTTTGCCCCTTCTGCTGGAATATTATTGGTTATCCTAGGATTTGTATTACTTGATATCATTACAGCTTATTGTAGGATAATTAAACAACGTAGAGAGGGGGCTAAAATTAGATGGACTTCAAGAGCTTTTGTACGAGGGTTTGTTCCAAAATTAATTGGGTATACCTCACTGATATTGTTGTTTTTTATGTTGGATGTTTTTTTACTAAATGAATTTGTTAAATATTTAATACCCATACAACATCTATCAACCAAGATAATTAGTTTAGGATTAATATATGCTGAAATGAAATCAATTGATGAGAATTGGAAAGTAATGTTTGGGAAAGGACTTATACGTCACGTTTTAGATTTAGTTAATTTTGGTAAGAGTATAAAAAATAATTTAAAAGAATTTAATGACGAAAAATATAAAGAAGGTGATAAAGAATAAAAAAAGGGGTCTATTTCGACCCCTTTTTTAATTTACTAAATTTTGGTTCTCCTTTATAGATATTTTCTATTTCATATGGTGTTTTACTGATTCTTTTGTCATATTTCCATATTTGAATAATATCATCCCCATCAACAACAACCTCATATTTAGTAGTTCCAGTATTAATGGTTTCAGGATTTTGTTTTTTTGCCATAATTAAGCGATTTCAGCACTAAGTTTTTTTTGAAGATTAAGTTCATACGCTCTTGCCAATCTGGTCATGCCACAACCCCAACCAAATCTTGGGAAGAAGTCCAAAGATAAGAAATCTTCCAAATCTTTTTCTACTCTTTCCTTACCAAATAATTCAAAAAGTTTTCCAGCGTAGTTTCCACCTTCAATTGTGTAAAACATTTCTTTCATACTTTCTTTATCACAGCTTCTTTCAGCAGAACCAATTGTTTCTTGACCAAATAATATTACGTCAACCTTTTGGAATTTATCACCCTCACCCTTTTGCATATTCCAGAATGGGTTTGTTCTTAATGGGAAGTTTTGAAGGGAGATTGAATCACCGATTTCATCCCACATTTTAGTTTCGTGTTCTGCTTCAAGGATTTCTGTTCCGTAATGTTCACATAGTTGGTTATAATCAACAACTTTTGGTGTATCAAAACCAAGATATTCCAACATTTCAGCTTGAAGTTTAACCATATCTTCTTTTGTGCCTTTAGTTTCAACTTCAAACATAGGGAAAATTAAGTCATGTCTTCCAGGTATTGGTGTTTTTTCTTGTCTGTATGATGTTGAGATACAATATACTCCAGGATATTCAGGATTTTGTAATAATTCATACTCCAACCACATTTGACCTGTCTGAGGTAGAGGCCAAACTTCTCCAGAATATTCAAATGTTGTGATGCTATGTGGATTTTCACATGCGGCAAGAATAGAAAGTCTTGATTGTACTGGAACTTCCAAGAAACCTTTAGCTTGGAAGAAGGTTCTCATCTTTTGAACCAATTCATTGTAAATTTTTGTGTTTTTCATTTTTTAAAATTTGTTTTTATGTGTTAATTTATATAATAAAAAAAATCCCCCTAATAATAGGAGGATTAGTAAGATAAAACGCGATTTATATTGATTAGATTAGTACCCATTGATTTTTGTTTTAGGAATAAATACAACAAAGTTTTCAAAAAAACAATAATTTGATAAAAAAAATTTAATTTGTCATAAAAACTGACAAATTGTCAGTTATTTTTATTATGGTCTAGTTTTTATACATTGAAATATAAATTTTGGATTGACTCCATAAAAAATAAAACATATAATTAAACAAAAACAGAAAAATTATGAGCAAAATTTTAGGAATTGACTTAGGTACGACAAATTCGTGCGTTGCAATTATGGAAAATGGTGAACCAGTAATTATCACCAATTCGGAAGGTAAAAGAACTACCCCATCAATTGTTGGATTTATTGATGGAGGGGAAAGAAAGATTGGCGACCCAGCTAAAAGACAATCTGTAACAAATCCAGACAAGACAGTTTATTCAATTAAACGATTTATGGGCTCAAATTATGACGAAATCAAGTCTGAGGTTAAGAGAGTTCCATATAATGTCGTAAAAGGGAAAAATAACACACCTAAAGTGAACATTGAAGGAAAGGAATATTCCCCACAAGAAATTTCTGCTATGGTATTACAGAAAATGAGACAAACTGCTGAGGATTATTTGGGTCAATCAATAACTGAAGCGGTAATTACAGTTCCCGCATACTTCAATGATGCTCAAAGACAAGCAACAAAGGAAGCTGGAGAGATTGCTGGGTTGAATGTAAGACGTATTATCAATGAACCAACGGCCGCAGCATTGGCTTATGGTCTAGATAAGAAGAATAAAGACTCAAAAATCGTTGTTTTTGACTGTGGTGGTGGTACTCATGACGTATCTATCCTTGAATTGGGTGGTGGTGTGTTTGAAGTATTGTCAACTGATGGTGATACCCACCTTGGAGGTGATGATTTTGACAATGCAATCGTTGATTGGTTAACAAATGAGTTTAAAAATGAGAATGGGGGTTGGATTGACGATTCAATGTCATTACAACGACTTAGAGAAGCCGCAGAGAAGGCAAAAATTGAGCTTTCATCGTCTCAAAGTACTGAAATTAACCTACCATACTTTATGGTTATTGATAATCAGCCAAAACACCTTGTAAAAACACTTACAAGAGCTAAATTTGAACAGATTATTGATAAATTGGTTGAAAGAACGATTTCACCTTGTAAATCAGCGCTTAAAAATGCTAATTTATCAACAAATGACATTGATGAAGTGATTTTGGTTGGGGGGTCAACAAGAATCCCAGCAATTCAAGAGGCTGTTAAGAAATTCTTTGGAAAAGACCCATCAAAAGGTGTAAATCCTGATGAAGTTGTTGCTCTAGGCGCCGCAATTCAAGGTGGTGTGTTAGCTGGAGACGTAAAAGATGTACTTTTATTAGATGTTACCCCACTTTCACTAGGAATTGAAACAATGGGTGGTGTATTTACAAAATTAATTGAGGCGAACACCACAATTCCAACTAAAAAGTCTCAAATATTCTCAACTGCTATAGATAATCAACCATCTGTTGAAATTCACGTACTTCAAGGTGAGAGAGCAATGGCTAAAGACAACAAATCAATAGGTAGATTCCACTTGGATGGTATTCCACCATCAATGAGAGGTATTCCTCAAATTGAAGTTACATTTGACATTGATTCTAATGGTATTATTAACGTATCTGCTCAAGATAAAGGTACAAATAAGAAACAAACAATTAGAATTGAGTCATCATCTGGACTTTCTCAAGAAGAAATTGACAGAATGAAACGTGAAGCTGAAGAAAATGCCGAAGCTGATAAGGTTTTGAAAGAAAAAGCTGAAAAAATAAATGAAGCCGACTCAACAATTTTCAATATTGAAAAAGCTTTGAAAGATTTGGATGAAAAAATGAATGAAGAAGAAAAAGAAACCATCAAATCTGAATTGGAACTCTTGAAAGAAGCTAAAAATTCTGGTGATGTTCAATTAATTGATAAATCTTTGGATAGTATAAACATCAAAATGCAAGAAGTAACCCAAAAAATATATGGAAATGTTGGGGAACAATCTAATGACCCTAATAATTTTACAGGTTCTGATGTTGAATTTGAAGAAGTTAAGAGTAACTAATAAAGAGCCCCTGATTATTCAGGGGTTTCTTCTTTTTGTTCATCAGTTTTCTTTTCTTTTTGTATTTGGTGGATGATGTAACCTGATATAGCAAATTCAACGCCTGCCCACATAATTAAGTCAGTCATAGTTAATGTTGAATGTTTTTCTAATAAGAAAAAAATCATTCCCCATTGTGCAACGATAAAAGCAATACCAGATTCAATTCTTTTTTTAGAAAAAACTGATGATTTTGACGAGTAAATTTTACCAATTTCTCTAATAAGCCATTTAGTATTTTCCCATCCAAAAAATAATTTCTTTTTCATATTCTTTTTACTATAAATAGTATAAATAGAAAAAGAGGACGTAGCGATGTCCTCTTTTTTTGTTGCCATAACAGCAAACGGTCCTAATAGTCCTCCTAAGAGGTTAGATTATTTACCTTTAATTAATTCTAAAGACCTTTTCAAGTATTCTTTTGCTCTTGGTGAGGGTGTTTTGTCATCGTCTTTAGTTTGAAGGTTTAAAACACGTTCAATATCCTTAACAAGTTCAGTTCCGTGTTCATTTTCTTTATATAATTCTATTATTTTATCCATAGCTTTATTACAATTACCTGAAGCTTCATCATAATAGTTTTTATTTCTGAATTTATTCAAATGGTGCATCATATTGTAAGCTAAATGAGAACCACCATCTTTAACATCTTTGAATAATCTTATATTATTAAGAATACCCAAGGTGTCAACCATTGAATTAACCCCCAATTTTCTTTTATTTACACCTGGTGCATAATCAGTATATTCATCAGCACTACCAACAATTTCATCTAATGGTATTACATTCTCAGGAACACATCTAGGTTTTTCTTGAACTTCTTTCATTTCAGTATCTTGTTGTTCCAAAATTGTTCTTCTAACTATTTTTCTTAATTCAGATTCTTTTATTGTAAACTTTCTCATAAAACTTTTTCTTTATAAATATACACAAGTTATATAAATTTAAAACCCCTATTGATTAGGGGTTTCATTTTCTTTTTCTTCAGTTTTTATTGGGATTGTTGTACTATGTGTTACTTGTTTATTTGGTAATATAACTTCTAACCAAATATCAAATATCAAAAAATAAATCCACCAAGTTAACAAACTTATAGGATAAGTCTCAGGATAAAGATTGGTTATAGTAAGTAAGTAAAATATTTTTGCGAAAATATAAATTCTTACTAATATGTAAAAAACACGATATAAAGAAAACATAGAATTTATTAAATTAAAAAGTGAATTAATATTGTAAAGTTAAGAATATTTATTTTAAAAAACAAATTATGAATAAGAATTTAGACAAATTAATACAAAAAGTTCTGAGAGAATCATTAACACCACCTATGAAATTAATTGAAAAATCTTTAATATCTGAAGATTTAATGTATCACTTGGAAAACAAAATTTCATTAAGTGAAAATGTATTTAGGATATATTCTGACAAGTATTTTAAATTAATCAATGAAGTTAGAAATTTATATTACAATGGTAAAATTTCATTAAATGAAGATGATATTTGGTTGGTTGAATCTGATTTGGGTAAAAAGGTATTATTAGAGAATGGTGATGAAGTTTGGTTAGATGCACCAATGTTTGAAGAGGAAGTAGAGGAGTTATTATTTGAAGCGAAACATCGTGGAAAGAATGTTAAATTAAACTCTCCATTTAGAACACCAGGAGGCCCCAAGAAATTTGCCGTTTACGTAAAAACACCAAAAGGTACAATTAAGAAAGTAACATTTGGCGACCCAAATCTTAAAGTGAGGAATAGAAATCCAAAGGCAGCAAAATCATTTAGAGCAAGACATAATTGTGACCAAAAGAAAGATAGAACAATGGCAGGATACTGGAGTTGCAATGTTGGGAGACACGCCAAAAAATTAGGTTTAAAATCTAGTGCTAATTGGTAATGGAAAATTTACCCTTTCAACAAGAAATAATTGATGACATTAGAATCAGAACATTTGATGAAAATGTTGATGATGAAGAATTAAAATGGCATAGAGATAGAGAAAATAGACTTGTTGAAATCTTAGAAAGTGATAATTGGTATTTACAGATGGATAATGAACTCCCCTCCAAATTAATTGTAGGGGAGAAATATTTTATCCCTGAAGGTGTTTATCATCGTGTTATTAAAGGAAATGGAAAACTAATAGTATTAATTAAAGAGTAATATTACTTATTGTATCTTTTTAAAGCATTTTCAGTAATAAAAACATATTCTGTTTCTTTAAACTCTTCCAAATTTTTTGAATTTGTATAAGACATCGCAGATTTTAGATAGTCTTTAAGATTATCAACCCATTTTTCTAAAGTGTATTCAATCTTGTTGAACTTAGATATACCTTCTGAAGTAACTAATTTATCTTTACCCCATTTTTTCTGTACTTCTTTAGTACTCATACCTCTAAATTTCTTATATAAAAATCGTTTAAAGAATGGATAATTGTTGAATATATAATTTGAGGTTTTTTCACTTATTGGTATAAGTTTGTTAATATAGATTGGGGAAGATGATTCTAAACATTTATTCAATACACCACCCAACATAACATAATCAGCACCTAAGGCCAATGCTTTAATAATATCGTCATAGTT